ATCAGCATTTGAAGTGGTAAACACAGGGATACCATAGAGTTGACCAATTTCACCATTGCGGATTGCATCTCCATTACCCACAAATGCTTGCTCTGTATAACGAGCCAAGCCCATCAGCGTGTTACGGCTTGAGGGTGGGATGATGAAGAATCGACCATCCATAGGAGTGTCATTGTCATCAAGGCGTTGGATGGTTCTGCGGATAGCGGCATCTGTCAATGCAGAAGCATTGCTACTTGTGCTGTTATAAGCAGTAGTGCCATCACCACCAATGAAAGCCTTAGTAGTTGTATTGCTTGTCGCATAGTCATTTGTTCCCACAGTTGCGCCATTGAAAGCACGACCCAATTGGATCAAATCAGTATCGACTTGCTTGGCTAAGGCATAGCCAGCGTCTGCTGTGTAGAAGTTACGCAAGCTGTTTAAGGCTTGGGCTTCTACGATGTCTTCGATCAAACGGCTATATTCATAGTGTTTGTTGATAGACACTTGCACTTCAGTCTCTGTGGCGGCAATCAAAGTGACTGCTGTCTCAGCGGCTTTTAGTGAGGCTGAACCACGGGTAGGTGCAGGGATATGAACCACATCACCCTTCTTGCCCTTGAAGTTCATCTTCATTACCGCATTTGCGACAACGAGGTTCTTTTTGTAGGCGGCAATAATCTCATCACTCCAAATTTCAGGAATGAACGTTGCCGAGGTGGTGGTTGTGACCGAATTGGTCGGGCTAAATGCTGTTGCCATGTTAAATCTCCAAAAAACGATAGGTTAATTACTTAACCCGTCCATCTGCGTATGCTTGCATGATTTCCTCACTCAAAGCATCGTATCTGTTCGGGTCTGTCATCTTCAGCCGAATAAGGTCAGCCCTTCGATAAACTCTCTTTGAACTCTCCCCAGAACCGCCTACATCCACAGTTGCCGCCTTCAAGTTATTCTTACGGGTTGTCTCTCCAGACTCACTCGCTTGCTTAACCTTCACGCCCCTCAACTGCTTAAATGTTGACAACAACTCGTTAGCACTATCGTAGTCAAATGCACCATCTGCCTTCGCAAACAAGTCTAGGCGAACAGGTGAGGATTTCACCCAATTCACAAAGTCTTGGTCTTGAACAATCTGCACGTAGTCAGGATGTTCTTGCGTTAACTTCTGCTGTATCTGCATCCTCTTGAAGTCGTTTGCCGCTTGGCGACCCGCAACTACATCGGGATGTTGGTCTACTGTCTTACGAATTGCCTCTTTAGGATTCTCAAAGAAATCTACTTCAGGCTCATCTTTCTCAATAGGTTGTTTGTTAGAACTAAGGTTTTGCTTTATAAGTTCATCTGCCAGTTTACGAATCTCACCGACTTCCTTACCTTGCCTCTCGATTAACTTTTCAGCCTCAAGGTGCATTTTGACCACATCTTCCAAAGACTTTTCCCGATATTTGTCGGGTATTTGGGCGAGTGGCTCTGTTTCAGGGAGTTGGGTTTGTTTTTGTTCCTCAACTGCGTCTAACTCACTTAGCGTCTCATCTTCTTTGTCAATCAACATATTTTTCCTTTTTCCTGCGTTTTGATCGTTCTCAGGACATTTAACTCGCGCTTGTTACGAGTTTTGCTTACGTTCAGACTTCAACTTGTCGAGATGGCTTTTCTCGAACTTCCCATGCGCTGATGGGAAAGAACCAGACCACCCCTCCAACCTAAAGGCTGGCGCACTTAATATGCGGTTGGCTGTATCTCCGCACTCACACCTAAAACTCTGTGTCTCATAATCACAGAATCTTTCGGTTTTATGCCCGTTTTCACAGGCAAATTCAAATATTCTTCTCATTCAATTCCTCGTATGCTCTTTCGCTGACCTCTTTCAAGGTTCTCAGCCATGTCAGAATTGACAACTCGCCCTTTTTAAAGTGCAAAGTCGCTTCGTCAGGGATTGTACTGATATTGTTCAATGATGCAATCATGTTGTCAATATCTTCCATTAAGTCAAGCCACCCATCAGTTCCCATCGTAGAGAACCGATTTTCGTAGTACTTTTGCAGCTCTGGGGTCATTTCGGATACTTTTCCTTAACCGCTTGGCAGTCGGCTATGTATTTGTCAATCTGTGCTTGGTCACCTTTGGCTATGCCATCCAAATAATCAGTAAACGGGGGATATTCCGCTTGGCGTTTGGCTATGTAGGCATGAGCATCAATGTAGGCTTGAACTGCTGTTTCGTCATAGGTAACGGGGTTGCCATCAGCATCAAAAGCATCGTCACCACGGATAGTAACGACAGAAGAATTGACTGCACGAATTGCTTCATGTTTGTTCATGCGGCTATCTCCATAAGTGTCATTGTTGCGGTTGTACTGCCGTGTTGACTAGTTACTGAAACTCCTGAACTTTTAAACCCTAATGTGTAAGTTGTTGCAGAGGTTGTTGCGGGGGAATCTAAATAATTAATACTAATTCCAGTAACAACAGTACTAGAACCAGCCGTTGCTGTTCCATAAACAAAATATCCTGAACTCGCTAAATTTGTTCCTGATACAGTACCTCTAAATACAGTCCAATTACAATCGCCCAAACTATTTGCTCGAATTACATTGCTAACAATTATGAAAACTTTGCTTGTTGAACTAGATGGCGTTATGGTTGCAGTTAACCCTGTCGTTACATAACTTGTGCTTGTTGTGTCAACTTGTGTTGCATAGGTTGCTTGCACCACTTGCAACACCCTACCAGAAGATGCTTGCACCGCAGAAGCACTACCCGCTGTTACTGGGAATGTGACTCCCAAACTTCCATCTAAGACGAGTGCCATATTACTGCCCTTCGAGTGCCACAATTCGGGCGGTTAGTGCGTTGATTGTTTCGGCTTGTGTGTCGTTTATAGCCTTGAGTTCTTGGATTGCTTTGACAAGAACTGGAATTAAGGCGGATGGGCCAACAGTTTTGTAAGTTGTTTCTTCATCTTTGTTAATTTGCCATTCACTAACGGATTCTGGAAATACAGTTTCTATTTCTTGAGCAATAAAACCAAGTTGATTTTTTTGGTCATTTCCATACCCTTTTTTCCAGTCGTAACGAACAGGGCGCAAAGCATTAACTACAGCCAATCCATCCGATGAATCACGGATATTTTCTTTTAGCCTTTGGTCTGAAATTGATTGAACGGATGTATTTTGGGCATAAATTACACCATTTCCGCCTACACGGAACTGTGCAGTCGAAGTTCCATTAGTGTACATTCCAAGAAAGTCAAAATTAGAACTTGATGCTCTTGATGTAGAACCGCAAATTACTGTTGCGGAATAACTAGCATTTGATGCGAGAACACCTAAGCCACCAGTGTTTGCAGATTGTGTTGCGCTTAATATTGAATCGTTAACTCGTGATGTACTCCCCACCATTACATTACCGCTGGAGTCAATACGCATACGCTCTGAACCAGAACTTCCTGAGTCTGCACCTGTAAAAACTTTTACATTATTTCCTTCTAAAATCATGTCCCTAATATTATTATTGGTAGCGTGTTGACTACGAATAACTAAAGAATCATCAACCCCTGGGTCACGGACATAAAAGTCCATTCTGCGAATAGAAGTAGGCAAAATAGATAGTGTTTTTACAGGCGTTCCACCTATGCCAACTTGCTGACTAGCATCAACAGTAATCGCAGTAGTCTCGTTTGTCTGTATGTTTAGGATGCCCGAATCGTCACCCTGCGTTATCAACCCGCCATTTCCTGTGGACGTGGCATTTATCACGTTAGGCATTATTGTTTTCCTTCAATTTGCATTAGTTTTTCTGCTTTTCGTTTTACGTTATAAGCAAGCAAAGTTTTTCTTATTTTTTCTTTTACTTCATCGTTCATAGTGTACGGACACTTACCCATCCTGTCGGCAGACATCTTGGCTTTTGTTTCATCAGAATGCAAGATGCCACGCCTTGATTCGCTCATCTTTTTTTTAGTCTCTTCCGACCATTTCTTTCCCTTGTTCCATGCAACTTGCATTCCAACTTGTCCTTTGTTTGATGGGGACTTTCCAAGGTGGGACTCGCTGAGTTTCTTGCAATGTTCTTCTGAAAGATTCTTCCCCTTCCACACGCCAGGTATACCGAGTCGGTCTTTGTTGCCATATCGTGCTGGCGGTTTACCACCTCCACAAATAATATTCCAACCAATTGCTTCGCTTGGACGTAGTTTTGCTTCAATGTCAAGGCAGTAAGACTCATCGGCTATCAATATAGTTTTCTTCACTAAGTTGTCCCAGCCATGCTTCTTAATTGCAAAGTTAAGATGTCTATTTTGTTTTTTGCGTAAATGCTCTGTAAAGCGTCTTTCTGTATCATTAGACACACCAATGTATCCCTGACTGAACATATCAGTATGGTCAGGGTGGTGAATCCAATAAACGCTAGTAGCCATTATTGTTCCTCTGCTGGTTCTGGCTGATTGCCTTCAGCCACCCATGCTAAATATTGCTCATCATGTTCTGTGCAAGTCACACGGCAAACATTGTCATCGTCAATACGGGCAAGTATTTGCACACCACCAGTAGTTTTTTGAAGTAATTTGTAAATCATAATTCAGCACTCCATCCAAGATATGCAGAGGAAGTATTAGCCCTTAACATACTCCCCTGCCCACCTGTTAAACCCGATGCAACAGTAAAAGTTGCGGATGCTCCAAATACTGTACCAGAATCAAATGTAGGGACGCTACTACAATTCGTAGAGGCTGTAGAGTAAAAAACACGATAATCAGTAGCAGTTCCACTTTGTTCTAATGCAGTTGGATTGGTTCTCATATCTACGGGAAATTTGATATATCCAATTGCACTTGTAGTGCCGTAATTAAAAGAACTACCAAATAGTGTTGACCCATCAACTGCTTTTATTCTGTAATAGTACCTCTGGCACATAGCAAGTTCCGCAGAATAAGGTCGGTAATCAAAACTTGTTGCTGTTGAGCCTTTTTCTAGCATTACCCCCGTCAGATAGAAGGTTGCACCTGATGTTCCTACGACTGAAACTGCGCCTGTCGCAGAAACTTTATTTCCAGCCGCCCAAGCCCCCGCAGTTCCACTATATGTTGTTCCTACACCCAATCCAATATTTACTTGTATGCCAACGCCATTAGTAGTAAGCCAAGTTCCTGAAGTATCGCCAGTAATAGTGATTGATTTTTGTTCCCATGTATTAGCAGAACTAATTGTGTAAGTGAAAGGATAATTTCTTGCTGAACCGCTATTATTCAGAGCACCACCGAATGTGCCTGTTAACGAACTACGCACCCAAAATGATATTGTGATTGTTTGTGCGTTTGCAGTTCCCCAGTTTAAGTCTGCTGTGTTGTAACCTTCAATCAATTGCACTATAGCAAAATAGTCGTTAGTTCCAACCGAATAAGCAGAAGATGAAGTTACGCCTAAATAATTTGTAAAACCTACTGGCGGGGTAACTGAGCCAGCATTTTGTTGAACTGTGTATTTAGATGTTTGGGAAGCAAAACCTTTCCATCTGTCTAAAGTGTATTGTCCATCTGTAGGAGTAACACTAGCCCCCGCATTACGCTGGTCTATCACCATCTGGCCGTTCAGAATTCTATTTTTAAACCCATACAAACCAGACGAACTTACTCCGTCTGAAGTGGTCATCAAGTCTGCATTTACAACGCCATAAGCCATTCTTGTTCCTTAAAGTATTAGCCAACGCTGGCCTGAGGCAACAGTTACCGCTTGACCACTTGCAATTGTGATTGCCCCAACAGAGAATCCGTTTGTGCCAGATGCTATCGTGTAACTTGTGCTTACTGTTGTTGAGTTCACCATGATGCCGTTGCCAGCAACAGGCACATCTACCTTTAACTCACCCGTACTTGGTTTATACAAATACTTTGCATTACTTGTATAAACTGTTGAGGGAGTACCAGAGGTAGCTGCCGCAAACAATGGATATAGGTTAGTCGATGTAGTTGTATCGTTGCTAATGCTTGCGCCAGCCGTACCATTTGCCGCAGAAGTAATGCGCCCATAGGTATCCACAGTAATGTTGGTTGCTGTGTAACTACCCGCAGTCACTCCACTTGTTGCCAATGCAACAGTTCCACTCGTTGTGATCGTGCCACCAGTTAAGCCTGTGCCAGCAGTTACAGATGTAACAGTTCCCGTATACGCATCATTGGAAGTAACTGTAAAGTTGGGATATGTTCCCGTAATGCTAGTTGTCCCTGCTCCCGTCAATGCAACAGTCTGATCTGGTGCAGAGTTAGTGATCGTAAAGTTAGGATAAGTGCCACTTGTACTAATTCCTGTGCCAGCAGTCAACGCAACTGTTTGGTCAGGCGCAGAGTTGGTGATAGTGAAGTTAGGATAAGTTCCTGATGTGCTGATACCAGTACTAGCAGTCAGGCTCACAGTCTGATCTGGTGCGCTATTGGTAATCGTGAAGTTGGGGTATGTGCCACTCGTTGAGATGCCTGTGCTTGCAGTCAACGAAACAGTCTGATCAGGAGCAGAGTTTGTAATGGTCAGAGTGCCACTTGATGTGATTGGGCTACCTGTAATGCTGATGCCTGTGCCAGCCGTAGCTGCCACACTTGTCACAGTTCCAACCGATACCGCACCAGTTTGTCCGTTAACAGAAGTAACTAGGTTGCTCTGGTCAATCTTTTGCCAATTAGTCCCATTAAACAGTAACCAATCGCCAATTTGCCAATCAGTTATGCCGTCAAGGTTAGTAGAACCAGCCGTTGCAACTATGTAGTAATAGCCATTTACACCCACTCCACTCGCCAATGTAGGTGTATTAGTAGATGCGTTCCAAGTGCCTTGGTAACTTAGACCACCAGCAACAGATGCCCAAGAAGTTGATGTTCCATTGGTAGTTAGGAACTTGCCTGCATTTCCTGTTTGACTAGGAATCAGGTTTGTTATCTGTGTTTGTAGGGAGGCTAGAGTATCAAGGACAGACTGAGAAGTGCCGCCACCATTAGTAATGACTTTGATGCGTTCCGCAAGATCAGGAGCAACAACTTCACCAACATTGAGTTCAACACCACTAGACAAGCCAATGACAAGGCTACCATCAAAATCGATACGAGCAAAGGAGACACCAATACCATCAACCCCGTCCACTCCATCACGTCCATCTCGACCATTTTCGCCTTTAACTCCTTGAACGCCTTGCTTTCCATCACGTCCATCTTTTCCATTCTTGCCATCCCTTCCATCTTTTCCGTCTTTTCCGTCTTTAATGGAGGCAACTCGCTTCTCTAGTGTGTTTCCCACTAAGTCATAACGAGATTGGATGTCGGCTTCAATTTTCTTTAAAGCATCAATAACTAGGTTGACGTTCTCACCAATGCGTTGCTTTTGAACCTCTTTTGACTTGGCAATAGATAGCTGAATAGCGTCAAGTGCCGCCTTCTTCTCAGCATCCGTCATGTCTTCTAGGTTTGGAATGATGTCACTCATCTTCTTAGGCTCCCAGATAACTCTTCAAGAAAGTCATTCTCGACTTTTGCAAGGTTTTCTTGTTTATTGGCCATCTGTAACTCAACAATTTTGCTCTTATTCTTGATGTCTGCTTCTTTGAGCATCAATTCAGCAATCTTAACCCTTTTATCAAACTCTCTTTGGTTAGCATCTGCCTCACTTGGCAAATTCTTAGTCAAAGATGCACTCATTTTGGCTTGCACCTCTTGTGGCATCAACTGAGCCTCAACAGACAACTTGGTAGCCTCTGCACGATTCTGTTCTGCCTGTGTAGTGTTGACCGCAATCTGCGCTTGAGCTGCTTGCAAAGCTAATTGTTGCTTAACTTGCTCCATCTCTTGTGCTTGTGGGTCAGGTTGGCTCATCTTGTCCAACATCTGTATCAACTCATACCTGTTAGATAGGCTTGAATTGGTCAAAATTCCTTTCAAGATGATTGGCAAGACAGGGGTGTTCGGGCCAAGCGTCTGCAACAGCCCAATAAACTGCTGTTGCTCGTACTCTCTAGCAATAATTCCAAGCGTAGCCGTAGGAATGAAGTTCATATCGACAGAAGGATAACGCTCTGGGTCGAACTGCATATAGCGGAAAGCCGCTTTTTGGATAAACGGGATCAAGAAATCCTCTTGGAAGTTCACCAAAGTGCGTTTGTACTTCTTGATGATAGAAGCGACAGCCATAGACATACCGCCTTGGCCACCATCTCTAGCCACATTGCTAATCATGCCTTGGGAATCAAGAGTTCCAGTTGCTTGCAACAACATACGCTCAAAGTCTTTGGCAGTAGCCAAGTTGTTGGGGTCGCTTTGACCAAACTTGAAGGGATAGAGAATCTCTGAAGGTGCGCCATTGGTGAGGATCGCTTTGCCTGGCTTTACCTCAAACTTCATCCCTCTTGGGAGTCTGGTTGCGTCCATCGCAATCATGGGGCTGGTGGTCAATGCCAAGGAATCTAAGTGGCTACGGGTCTGAGCATCAATAGCCTTTTGCATATTGAACGCCTTCTCTACTGTGCCTCTGCCAAGTAAGCGATTCGGTACTGTGTCATCCTGATAACTTAGAACAGGCCGATCCTTCATCATGTACGGGTTTTCTTCTGCTTTGAGCAGCTGCCCATCATTGGCAATCACAACAATCGCTTCCACCATGTCTGAGTAGTCTTCAGCCACAGAGTTCTCAGGAAACAACTCAACAATGTCTTTGTTTTCCTTGAGATTGTTCAAGTACTCTCTTGGGACTAAACCATAGTAAGTCAGCAGAAGAACCTTCTCGTCCTGATACTGGCTAACCTCTTGGGTAGGCTCTAAGTCTGTATCCTCGCCAGCAGTACCAATATCAACCTTGCGATAGATACCACGCTCTATGCCTTGGACAATCTTGTGAATCGAGATGTACTTCTCGATAGCCACTCCCATACAGTCATCAATGGATGTGCCATTTGGGTCAAACAAGAAGTTCTTGGGATTGATAGGCATGATCTTCACGCCAATGCGGTCTTTTTCCATGACACCGATAGCTGCTTGCCCTTGCATATTAGGAATGGCTTGGGTGGCAGGGACGTATTCTTTCTCAGTCTTGACAACAATCTCGCCTATGCCTGTGCCATAGATTTCAGCCATCAACTCAATTTGATCAATGGACTTCCTGATTTTGTCTTTCTTGAAGTCTTCCATCAGTTGAGCCTTAATTATCTCAACATCTATGGGGTTGCCGTTGTAGTCTCTAATGTCATCTTCAATGTCAAAGAACTCGCCTTGACCAAAGATTGCTTCCATGATCTCAGCATGGCGTGTCTCTACTGCTTGTTGGGTGGCAGGGGTAACGATGCGTGAACGCTCAGATTCACGGGTTTTGTCTTCAGAAGCCCATTGACCACGGAAGATGCGCTCGTACTCTAGGTATTGTGGGAGAAAGTTGGTATCTCTGTATTCACGCCAACGATTGCAATGGTCTGTCACAAAAGCCGTCAACTCTTTATCAGCCTCAGTTGGCTCATAAAATTCGTTTTGCTCTAGTTTGTCTGTTGCCATTTAAACCCCACTAATTATGTCCACAGGCTCCCACTCATCTTCTTGGTCATCTACAAAGTAAGAGGTGACAGCCATCTGATCTATATATGACAAAGCATCTGGCAAATCATCATGCACTCCAATGGCGGGAAATAAAAGAAGTTGATCTTTAAATTCATCCCAATCCTCCTCAGAGTTCAGCACAATACGCCCATGCTCAAACCGCCCTTGGAGACTCCAGATAATTCTGTCAGCCTTTTTCCTGTTGCCGTGAGTTAAGTCAACTATGTGCGAATATACATTATTTTTACGCATTAAGTCAGATAAATATGGCAAAACTGCGTTTTTTAGCGCACCTTTCTCAATTCCTACAGATAGCGGTCGGTACTCCCGCATCTTCAATAGGATCGTTGCCGCAGTCTCACGGATGTCCCAACGGCCAAAGACTATCTCTTTTACAAACCACTTCCCATCATCCGTTACCTTCACAACAGCAATAGCTGTCTGATCCAACCTTTTCTTGGAATTCGCTGCTTGCTTGGCAACTTCCTCAAAGCCTGCCAAGTCACAGGCTATGTAGTAACTGCCATATTCAGGCTCTTCGCCGTACTTGATCCATTCTTCCTTGAAGATATTGCTACCAGCATTGGTGAAACTCGCCATATATTCTTGCTTGAAAGCAAAGGTAGACAGGGTTTTCTTGGCTGACTCAATCTCAGTAGGGTCAATCAAAGGATTGTCTTGGGTGGTGAAGTGCCAAGACTTCCAATCAGAATCTTCCTCAATCTCGCCAAGTTTGAAAAGGTCATAGAACCAATTCCTACCCTTCGGAGTGCCTATAAACATCGCTCTACCCTTGCGGTCTGAGAGCGATGCCCTAATAACTTGCTCCCACGCCTCTGGCTTAATGTCTGCCACCTCATCCAGTACAGCGTAAGTCAGAGACACACCACGTAAGGTATCAGGTCTGTCTGCACCTCGGACATAAATCTTTGCACCATTGATCATGGTGATGTCCAAGTTGTTTACATGACTACCTTGGATCACCTCTCGACCAATATCCAACAACAAATCCCAAATAATCTGCCTAGACTGCCCCATCGTAGGACTCACATACAGCACCGCCGAACCCTGCGGACACTTCAACGCCTCAATAATCAATGTCGTTGCCGCCAACCTAGACTTGCCACACCTTCGGCCAGCCGCCACAACCTTAAACCTCGTCTTGTCAGCAAAAACATCCTGTTGCCAAGGGAGAAGGGAGAAGTTTAGATCACTCATTTGATAGTCAAGAATGGGTCTTGGTAGTTAAGGTTTTCAAATTGCTGATATGGTTGCTTTAGGCGTTCTTGCTCAAAGTATTGAGCCATGTCTTTATCCATGATCTGATGCAACCAAGCATCCCTAGCGTTTAGTTTTTCAGCAGTTTCGTACACAGGCCATTTGCCACTTTGGATATCTTTCTTCCAAATGTCGTATAACTGATCTTCGTCCGTAACAATGCGACCACCCACATAGCCAGGGACGGACACAAACTTACCCTTATCTTTGCCTTCAGGAATCTGAATCCCCGTGGCATAGATGGTCATTGGGTTACCCTCTTGGTTTATAAAAGGGTTTCCAAGGTTTTGCCGATGGTAGGCAACTTTGTTAATTTCCTGTGGGGTAAGCCCCATTCCCTGCAAATCACCAAACATATCAGCCATTTTTATCCTCCACATCTTCAGCTTCAATCGTATGGGCATGGTTGACCTCACCAATGCCCGTGATGTTAATCGTTACCGCATTCCTTTGCTTGGCTTCCTTGTCAAACAAGGTGATCGGTAGCGTCCGATCCAAACACATCTTCAAGGCGGCCATTTGGCCTGGGTGGTCATCATTCAGCGCAATCTCTATCACCTTCTGCGCCACATCCCTTCCACCAGAGTTGATCATCAACTCCTTGAGTTCCTTGATCCTCTGGTGATCCGTCTTCGGCAGCGACAGGCTAGGGTTTGCCGCCCACCGCTGGAT